CGCGTTTGTGCGCACATGCATTTCAATAAGTTTAGGTTAAATAATGAACATAAAAAGCACGGCAGTTAAAGCGCTGCAAGGCACTTTGCAGCCATGCAGAACCAACAAACTAGAGCCAAAACCACATACAGACATTGCCGAGATGAAACCTCCGTCAAATCTGACCAAAGGTGCAAAGCAGATTTGGAAGTTCGCAGTGTCTCAGATGCCAAAGGGCATGTTAACAACCTTGGACGGTCCGCTGTTATCACAGTGGGCGACAACCTTAGACCACTACAACCGCATAAACGCTCAGATTGAGCAGAGTGATTTGTGTGTTTACGATGAAGCCGGAAATCCGGAACCAACCAAACTGCTGAACATGTCGCTGAAGCTTGTACAGACGTTGCGACAGCTTGAGCAGGAGCTTGGATTCACTCCGGTCAGCAGATCACGTGTTCAAACTGTAGGTAAGAAAGAAGAGAGCACAAACGGATTTCTTGATTTATGAGTAAGTACATAGATTTAGCGAATCAGTACATTGAAGACGTTCTCAAAGGCCGTGTTGACGCTTGCAAATGGGTAAAATTAGCCTGTAAACGACACAAAAAAGACCTTAAAAACAGCTCTAAAAGGGATTATCCCTACAAATTTGACATTCAAAAAGCTGAAAAACCATGCAAATTCATAGAGTTATTAAAGCATGTCAAAGGACCAAAGGCCGGAGAAAACATCGTACTAGAGCCGTGGGAATGTTTTATTTTGTGCTGCATCTTCGGATGGGTGAAGAAAAATAACGGTTTTAGACGTTTCAAGGTTGCTTATATAGAGGTTCCGAGAGGCAATGGTAAATCACTACTCTGCTCCGGAATTGCGTTGTTTATGCTATGTGCTGACGGTGAAGCCGGTGCTGACGTTTACAGCTTTGCAACAACAAGAGACCAAGCGCGCATTGTTTTCAATGACGCTCAGGCGATGGCAAGAGGAAATAAAGATCTAAGAGACGCTTTCCATCTCCAGGTATTGAATAATTCCATGCTGATAATCGGTACCAATTCCAAATTTATGCCGAAGTCAGCAGATGCAAGTACCAACGACGGCCTTAATACCCACTGTGCCATTGTGGATGAACTTCACGCACATAAGACCCGTGACCTGTATGACGTTGTTTATACATCAATCGGTAAACGTAATCAGCCACTACTGTTTGCCATAACCACTGCCGGTTTCGAACTTGACGGTATTTGCATGGAAAAGCGCAGACTGATTGTCAAAATTCTCCTGGGAGAGATTGAGATTGATGAAATGTTCGGTGTGATCTACACAATCGACGACACTGACAATTGGCAGAAGGAAGGAGAAAAAGCACTCAAGAAAGCAAATCCTAATTGGGGTGTAAGTGTCGAACCTTCCACAATTTTGAGTCTGTACAAAGAAGCATTAATCAATCCGCAGGCAGAGAATAACTTTCTGACAAAACATCTGAATGTATGGTGCAACTCAAATCAGTCATTTTTTCAGATGGTTAAATGGCGCAAGTGTTACAGACCGGATTTAGAGCTTGCAGATTTTCAAAACTGTCCTTGTATTTACGGGTTAGACCTTGCAACCAAGACTGATATGGTGGCTCTGATCAGACTGTTCTGGAGGAGCGAAAAGAACAGCAAAGGTGAAGATCAGATCCACTACTATGTATTTCCGGAGTTCTTTCTGCCGGAGGCTACAATCCACACTTCTCGCAACTCACAGTATGAAGGTTGGGAAAAACAAGGCTTGATTCATGCGACTGAGGGCGAAGTCGTGAATATGGTTGATATCGAGCAGTACATCATTCACGACACACAGCAATATGATGTTCTGGCATTCGCTTACGATCCGTGGCAGGCAACACAGCTTGCACAAAATCTGATGAATGAAGGTCTGCCGATGGTTGAAATCAGAATGACAACCTACAACTTAAGTGAGCCGATGAAACAGGTACAGTCGCTTGTTTATCAGAAAAGACTGCACACAGACGGAAATCCGATCCTGGAATGGCACGCAAGCAACGTAATTGCACATACTGATGCCAATGACAATATATTTCCAAGAAAGGAACAGAACGCAAACAAAATTGACGGCATTGTAGCCTTAATCATGGCTATGAATCAGGCTATTTTTCTGAACGTTGAGGAAAACTATTCAGGTGCCGCATCAGATATTGATATCACAGATTTAGTAATTTAGAGAGAGAAACTAGAATGTTCAATTTTTTCAAAGGATTGCTCGGATATTACAAAGGTTATCAGAGGACCACACCGCAGATAGCAATAACCAAGAAGACAACCGTGCCGCTGGTTGATAACGTCATGCAGATCCCTGGTGTATGGTGCTGTGTAAACAAAATTGTAAATACCATGGCGGCTCTGCCATGTGACGTGTTGAAGGTAGATCAGAACGGCAGAGTTACACCGGATAGAGACAGTCATTTATCCTTTCTACTGCAGGAGCGCCCGAACGCTTTAATGACTCCGTTCGAGTTCTTCCGAACTATGACGCTATATTATCTGATTTACGGTAATGCTTTTGCACGAATTGAGAGGGCAAAAGGTGCTAACTACGTGGCAGCACTCTACCCTCTTAACCCGACACAGATGAAGGTCAAGATAGAAAACAATCAGATAATCTACCAATACTACAACATTGACGACCGCATAGAGGAAATTCCGTCCACAAACATTCTGCATTGGAAGAATCTTGGTAACGGTATAACCGGTCTGTCATTAACAGACTTTGCAAAGGCCACGCTGACGGAAGCTATCAGCGCTCAGAATGCCGCTGTAGACATGTTTGAGAATAAAGGCAAACAGAACGGCATTCTGACAACAGATTCAATCGTTAACAGCAAGCAGAAGGAAGAAATTGCCAAGGCTTTTAATAACATCAGAAACGGTGAAGGCATCGGAGTAATACCTGCTTCCATGAAATTTCAGTCATTCAATCTGTCACCGGCAGATACACAACTGTTGGAGACAAGAGAGTTCATTGTCAAAGAGTTCTGCAGATGGTTTTCAATTCCGTATCAGCTTGTTCAAGGTGATAACGGTACCGACTTTGACGGCATGAACGCATATTTTTACAAGAACACCATTTTGCCGATGTGTACCAATCTGGAACAACTGATGTTATCCAAGGTTGCCATGGATGAAAAGAAAGACCATATCATCAGATTCAGATTAGCCTTCCTGAATCGTGCGAACGATCAGCAGAGGGCAGATATCAACGCTAAATACGTGCAGAACGGTATCAAGACAAGAAATGAAGTTAGACGAGAGGAAGGTTGGGAAGACATTGAAGGAGCGGATGAGTTAACAGCACAGACAAACTTAATGCCGGTGTCAATGCTTGGAACACAGAGCGGCAATCAGTCACAAACTCCGTTAAGTACAAGTCCAATCGCACAATAATCAAGGAGAATTGCAGATGAAGAAACTTAAATTAACAGCCGGTTCATTCACAATAAATGAAGACGGTATCATTCAAGGGTATGCATCCGTATTTGACGGTGTAGACTGTTATAACGACTCTATTGAACGCACTGCGTATGATTACGTTGTCAAGGCAATTACTGACGGCAAACTGCCAATGCCTAAGATGTTTTTCAATCATGCTCAGTGGTGCGTTCCAATCGGTAATTGGCTTGAATTGACTGTAGATAATCACGGTCTTCACGTTAAAGGACAGATCAACAGAGCAATTTCCCAGGGAGAGGAAGTCTACCAGGCGCTCAAATTCGGTTCAATTGACGGTCTTTCCGTGTGCATCATGATGGAAGAGGAAGACATTGAGGTTGATGAACAGAAGATCAATCACATCAAAAATGTGCGTGATTTAACAGAAATTTCAATTTGTACCTTTCCGGCAGATAAAAACGCGACAATTTATGATGTAAAATCGGAACTATCGGGTTATAATTCAATCAAAGATGTAGAGAGATTACTGCGTGATGTGGGTAACTTCTCTAAATCAGATTCAGTGGCAATAATCGGTGCCATTAAATCTTTCACCAAGAACCAAATTCAGAGTGATTCTGAAGTTTCAAAGAGTGAACTTAATACGATTAACGAAAAGATTAAGACAACTTTTAAACTTTAGGAGAACTCATTATGTCAGAAGAATTAAAATCAGTTTTAGACAACCTGGACAAAGTTGGTAAGAAGTTAGATCAGGTGTCAAACGACAACACCGCTTCAATCAATGCTATCAAGTCTGAAATTAAATCCCTGGGTGACAAACAGCTTGAGCTGTCTAAGGAATTAGCGGCTATGCAGCAGACCGCATCACAGCAGATTGAATCTCAGAAGAGTGCAGAAACTTCATCTATCGGTGATAAGTTCACTGCAACCAAGTCTTTCCAGAATCTTGCTCAGGATGTTCGTTCTGTTCGCGGCGCAAGAGAGATTATCTCAACCAAGACCGGACCTACACCAACCACTACAACTGTCGGTGTTAATGACACTATCACCCGCAACACTGTAGCGGCTCCGTATCTTGTAGGCGGTATTGTTTCAGCTCCGGAACAGCCTTTACTGATTGAAGGTTTGATCCCGCACGTTCCTGTATCAAGCGGTGCAATCAACTATGTTGAAAACAAGACCTTTACCAATGGCGCTGCAGGAGTTGCAGAAGGCTCCGCAAAACCGGAAACAACCTTCGCATTCGCTCTGAAGACTGCAACTGTGGCAACTTTGGCACATTGGACCAAGATTACAGAACAGCTGGCAGCAGATGCACCGGCAGTTTCTGCATTCATCAATGCCAAGATGTTATATGGTCTGCAGTACAAGGTAGATCGTGAACTCGTTGTTGGTCAGGGCGGTAATTCTTTAAGTGGTCTCTTGAATTCCGGTAACTATACTGACTATTCCTCTTCAGTAACAGTTCCTACCGGTTCAACTCTGATCGACTTTGCGTTGCTGATTAAGACTAAACTTGAAGAGCTTGCCTATGCTCCACGTTATCTTGTTCTTAATCCTGCAGATTGGGCAGCATTAGCATTACTGAAAGATACTCAGAAACGATATATTCTAGGCGGACCTGCATCAGTAACAGCCAAGACACTGTGGGGTCTTGAAGTAATTACCACCTCTGCAATGACTTCCGGTAAGTTCTTAATGGCTGACTTCGGCTTAGGTGCAACAATCTACGACCGTCAGGAAGTAGCGATTGAAATTGACCGTGAGCAGGACGATTTTACCAAAAACTTGTTTACCATCCGTGCAGAGCGTCGCCTGGCACTCGTTGTAGATTCTCCTGCAGCCATTGCTGGCGGCAACTGGACATTAAGCGAATAGTAATTTCCTTTTTATGAAATCGTAAGCAGTGTACAAGGGGTTCAGAAATGAATCCCTTTTTTAATTCTGAAGGAAATCAAAATGAGCTATTTAGATAATTTGCCTGTAGAACTTCCGGTCACTGTAGCTGAAGCCAAAGCACATCTCAGAATAGATACTGACGCTGATGACAGTATTCTTCAGCAGTACATTCTAGCTTCGACACAGCAGGCTGAGCATATTCTGCAGCGGGAGATAATGTACAGATCAGACCCGAAAGCATTAGCAGTTGTTTCAGACGAAGTACCGCAGACAGTCAAGCAGTACATACTTGTGTTAACCGGTGATATGTACAACCATCGTGAGATGCACTCGGTTGTAAACAACACCTTAACGACCTATTACAAGAATTTGTTAGATCCTTACATTCTGTACTTCAGAGAGGATGAAGGCTTATGACGATAGAGAGCGGCAGATTAACAGAACTGATTACCTTTCTGAACAAAGATTTATCGACAGTTAAAACTGTACATGCAAGTGTGCTGCCGATTACAGCCAGGGAGCAAATCAGAAACGGTGCTGAGATGGTTTTGGACAGCTACACGGTAAAAATGCGGTATGCAACCGGCATCAGTCCATCGCTGTTAGTGAGTTGGAGAAGCTGTATATATGAAATTCTGCAGTTGAACGCAAATAAACAGCAGAACGAAATTTACTTAACAATTCAGTTTTCACACCGTAATCAGGATAACTTCAAAACTACATAGGAGCAGATATGACACTGTCAATACAGACTTATAGAACAGCGTTTAAAACCGTTCTGACAAACATCTTTGACAGCACAGTTGTTGTAGATAACGATTTTTCAACCGACACAGTAACCAAAGGTGTTGCTTTTAATATTGCTCAGATTAACCAGGAGCGGTTAATCAGCGGCGGTTTTGGAATTGAATCAATAATTTTTGATTGCTTTGCGGTCGGAAAAACAAGAGCAGTTTGTGACGAACTGAGTGAAGCGCTAATCAATGCGTTGCAGTTACTCCATAATAACTCAGGATTTCAGCGGTTTTATATTACTGATTTTTCCGATGTGGAGTTCAATCCTTATGAGGATACGCTGTACAGCAACAGAATACAGGTTAAGGCATACATCAACAGAGAACCGGCTAATGGCAACTGACAATAAATTTATCAGTATTGATGGACTAGATCATTTCACTGAGTTTGCAAAAGAGCTTGAAGAAGTTCCGAAGAAGTGCAGGAAAAAGTTTGTAAGGTCAGCACTCAAGAGATCTTCGCAGACAATTCTCAGAGCGCAAAAGTCGAATCTCAGCGGAGTGAGAAAAAGAACCGGCTATTTAAAGCGGTCCTTAAAGTCAAAGTTCAGTGTAAGCCGAAATAAGCAATGGCAGTATTTTTCAATCGGAATCAAGAACCCGAAGCCGTACTTAACTAAATCAAACGCAAGGTTCTACAAGGGCATAAAGAAATCCGGCATAAGGTATAAACCGAGACCGTCAACTTACGGCGGCATCTGGCTAGAGTACGGATTTCATCCGAGGGGTTCCGGAACAGAAATCAAAAAACCGTGGTTCACAAAATCATGGAAGGATAATGAAAACACTGTAAGACATTATCTTGAGGAAGATGTCAAAGCGGTAATTTCAGAAATTAAAAATCTCAAATAAAAGAAGGAAACACAAAAATGTCATACGAACATCAAAACGCAACTTTAACAGCAGGTACATTGGTTTACTATAAGGCCCTCAATGCAGCAGATGAAACTTATGCGCTCTGGAACGGTCTTACCGAAATTGGCGATATTGGTACTTCGGGTTCATTCGTTGAAGATACCACACTTGCCGATACTGTTAAGACTTATATTCCAGGCATGAAGGACACATCTGAACTTGAGTTTACATTCTATCGCTACAATGCAGATACAGCTCAGGCAGATCTGATTTCCAAGGCTCAAGCCGGAACTTCTGTCACTATCAAGATTGTATGGCCGAACAACACTCAGGCAGTATTTGATGCTGCTTTGAACGGTTATGCAGTCGTTGGTGCCGGAAATGAAGACGGAGTTAAGGGCAAGATCAATCTGCGTGTATCCGGTGATACCACTTTCTCAACTGTAGCCGCTACACAGCAGGGAAGCAACCCTTAATAGGAGATCAACATGAACCTTTTAACCAAATCATTTCTTAAAATCAAAAAGGTTCAGATTAACGGCTTTTCGGAGCCGTTTTATCTGAAGGAATTATCCGGCAGTGCATTGGCTGATTTCAGGAACAGATGTTTAGATACGAAGGGTGAGTTATCCAAACTCAACGACTTTGAGAAGATGGCTTATCTGCTGTGTATCTGCAACTGTGATGAGAAAGGCAATCTGCTACAGTCAGCTGAAGACTACAAAGCAGTAGCTGATAATCTGTCTCCTACTGTTTTAAACGAGTTGGTAGATCAGATCTACAAGACTGCTGACATATCCGGAGATGCGGCAAAAAACTGATAAAAGCGGGTGGAATTGAGTGTTTGTGCATCAGAGTGGCACGTGAGCTTCACATGCCATATTCTGCAGCACTCGAACTGCCCGCGTCAGAACTTTCAATATGGCAGCAGGTATTCACAGAAGAGTATTACATCTACCATCCGGAGAAACGACCGCAAGACAAAACTGTTGAAAGCAATATTGAGCTGTTAAAGACAATGCTCAGCTCCAAGAAAAATAAAATTATAGATAAAACAAGCAGAGGTTAAGATATGGCTAATATCCTTATCGGTGCAAACGTTCAAGTTGGTACAGGGCAAGCAACTGCTAATATGCGACAGTTCACTCAAACTGTTAATCGGGAATTTAACAGTATCAAAACGAGCGTAAACGGAGCAAACAACTCCTTTAATCGTTTTGAGCGTAATATATCGCAGATGAACCACAATGTAACTACAGTTTTTCACAACATGGAAAACGCAGTTAATAATTGGCGTAATTCGTTTAGAACAGCTGTAGCCAATGTATCAACTCTGCTTGGTTTTCAACTGATCGGCTCAGCTTTACGCAACATCAACGAGACTTTACAGCAGACCGAGAGATCTATTGGTGCATTACAGGCAATTACAGACGGAGTTGACGGAGCAAAGGCTAAATTTGCAGAATTAAACGATTTAAGCCGCACCATTCCGCAGTCATTCGATGAAATCACTCAGGCAGCACTCACGCTTGGCAGGAACGGCCTTGATACATCTGCACAGTCTATCAAAGCACTTGCTGAAATTGCTCGTGGCACCGGACAATCATTCACTTCTGTTGCTCAGGCACTTACCAGCGCATCAATGGGACAGCTTCGTGGTCTTAAACAGCTAGGTATTACAGCTGTTCAGGAAGGCGACAAAATCAAGCTTACCTATAAAGGTGTTACTGAGACTATCAAAGCTGATACCGCAGAGCTTCAGAATTACATGAATAAGCTTGCAAACTCACAGTTTGCAGACACCTTAAAACCGGAAATGGAAGGTGTAACCGGAGCAACCAAGCGTGTTTCTGAAGCATGGGGCGACATGTGGAGACAGTTAGGTGATTCCGGTCTTTCCAAAGTTACTATTGAAGGATTGAATCTTGTAACCTCTGCCCTGGATAAATTCACTCAGATGCTCAAGAGTGACACAATCTCAAGTGCTATCAACGGTATAGGAGATTTGTTCACTTCGGTAACAGAATCAATCAAAGGTCTGTTCGGAGATCTGTCTGACAGTTTCCTGGAAGCAATGAACAGCATGAGTGATTCATGCGAAAACGCAGTTAAGGCGCAGATTTCCTCTTTCGGTAATTGGTTGTCTTTTGTCGGTCTTGTTATCAGAGAATTTATCGGTTATGTACAGCGTGCTTTCGGAGCATGGACCAGCTTCACCTCTGCTATCGGCTCTCAAATGGCTGAGATTACTCACGGAACAACAAGAGAGGTACTTGCACGCAGTTCTGCAGATAATGCACTGCTTACAATTGCAAAGCAGAAGGGAGAGTACGAAAAGGCCCGCGCTGAACTTATCAGACAATCCGGCTCTGCAACTGTAACCGACAGAGATTTAGTCAGATTTCTCCGCAGCGGAATGTTCGCCGGAGATACCGATTACAAGACTTTATATCAACAGAATTTAAAACAGCAGCTCGACAGCATAAAGGACACGAATAAAACTTTTATTGATAAATTTACTGATAACATTGAGCAATCTAATCAGAGAATCAATAAAGAGATCAATGAGTATTATGACAAGGTTGCCAAAGGTATAGCCGCATCACGCGGTCACAAGATTACAACCGCATCTGAATTAACCGGAACTACAGAGAACGCACCTACTAATCTCACCGGCGGTACTACCATCGGCAACGATAAAGGAGATAAAGGCGGCAAAGGTGGTAAGTCTTCCGCATTGGTATGGAAAGATACCTGGTCTGCATATTATCAGCGCTTCCTTGATGACCAGGCTAGAACTTTGTCAAAGTCTGAACAGATTGAATATCAGTATCAGAAGAGACTTCTGGAACTCAACAAAATGTACGCTGAGAACCGTAATGTTTCTGAAGAGGAATACAATGCGGTCAAACTTGCTATCGAAAAACAGTATCTTGATGCCAGAAAAGCACTTAATCAGGAAACCTACGATTTCATGCAGACACTGAATGGCGATGGTGAGTTGGTAAGATTACAGAATCAATATCAACAGAAGCTTGAAATGCTGCAGCAGTATCACGATCAGGAACTGATTAGCGAGACTGCATATCAGGAAGCTTTAGCCGCACTTCGGGAAGAGTATTACAAAAAGGACGGTGAATACCAGGACAAAAAGCGTAAAGCTAAACATGATGAGTGGGCCAAGCCGTACAAAGAAACTGCTGACGCACTCGGCCAGGTAGCCGCCGGATTCCAGAACCTTACTACAGGACTCAACGAAAACTCCGGAGCATACAAAGCCGCCTTTGCGCTGCAGAAAGGTTTTGCAGTTGCTTCTGCTACAGCCAATGCTATTGTTGCATGGTCTTCTGCTCTCACTACTCAACCGTTCTTCCCTGCCGGTATTGCCGCTTATGGCCAGGCGATTGCTATGACGACACAGATTCTGAGCCAATTAAAAGGTGTGACTATGCACGATAAAGGCGGAAAGATTGCATCCGGCGCTCTGGGTATCGTCGGTGAGTATGGTCCGGAACTCATACAGGGTCCGGCAACTGTTACCAGCAGAAAAGATACTGCTGATTTGCTTTCCAATGCCGGTCAATCCAATGTTCAAGTAAATCTGATTGAGGATGCTTCACGGGCAGGGCAAGTTAATCAACGTACCGATGATGATACACAAACTATTATTGATGTTATCGTTTCAAATATTCGTAACGGTGGCGCGGTTGCAAACGCTATGAGTGGTACTTATGGACTAGCAAGACAAGGATACTAAAATGAATTTTTACCCTAATACATTACCTAAATTCTTACAAAACAGTTACAGTCTTAAACGTTCGCCGTCGGTAATTCGTACCACAATGACGAACGGAACTGTTAGACAGCGTTTGCTATCAGTTGATGCACCGCACACACTGTCAGTCAACCTACAGTTCAATAACATCACTGACTATCAAACATGGCTAAATTTTTACGAAAACTCAATCAACCATGGGTGCGATTGGTTTATTGCGCCTATTCTGAATGACAGATTAGAAACAACAGATCCGATAATTGCCCGAAAAGTGCGTATTCAAAACGGACAGATTACAGAGTCTTTGAATTGCCGTAATCATATTGGTGCATGTTACAAAATCAGCATGACTTTAGACGTTGATAATGTAGAGTTTAGCGATTCATGGAGTAACTATTACAATGAGTAGAGTATTGCTTGATGTTAATTTTAATGACCAAACAGTAAATAATCATGCGTTAAATTCAGACTGGAAAGAAAGCCCATCGCTAAACATTGCCATGTCAAATTATGAGTTCGTTGAACTCGAAAGCGGTGATTATTGTCTGCATAATTCAAGTGCCGGAAACAATTATAATCATAGAGGTTATTCATACGTTGGCTCAAAATTCAGAGATATATACGATTACGAAATTGAATTTGATGTTAAAAAAATCGGTAATCGTTCGTATGTGTTCTTTGAAGCGCCGGATTGTTTTTCTTTACAAGATTATAACACTAACACAATTTGGCTAAACCTTACAAACACACGGATAATAATCCCGACAATAAATACATATAATACATGGTTTACTTATAAATTGCGCAGAGAAAGCAATATACTCACAATTTATAGTAATGACACGTTAATTTACACATACGAGGACACAGACAATTTAACCGTAATCAAAAAAGGTTTAACTTTTGGTGCGCAGAATTATGTAACATCCAATAACACGGAATTTTATATAAACAATCTGAAGTTTACTGAATTAACAGTTAAACCGTACATTATTGCAAGCAACACATTCATAAATGCCGGAGATACTGTAACACTTGCTTTACAAGGCGATTTCCAAAGTTGCAAGTGGGATAATGACGAAACAGCAACAAGCATAACAGTTGCGCCAGCTTCGACAATCACATACACATGTGAAGTGGTTGATATTAACAACAATGTAATCACATTATCGCAAACTGTTAATGTATCAGCCAATAGCGTTGTTGGTTGGGGTACATTGTCTGAAAATACATTGTTTGTTTGTAATTTTGCCAATGGTAAAATAAATGTTTTAAGGGGTAATTTAATATCAAAAGGTTGCATCGAAGATCCGTACTATACAGATATAACAGAAGTCGATGGTGTTAGTTGTTTAGCATGTAATCGGAAATTTGGTTCTGATTATCCGGCATTTTTTGATTCTGAGGGTATTTGGTATAACGAAACAAAGCCAATTCAGAGAACTTTTGAATTTACAATTTGTACACCTAATGATGATGGAAATGGCAATTACTGGATGGCTTTACCATTTTTTGAATCAATTTTAAACACATCCAAAAACACATTGGCTACAGGAAGCGTTATCAATGACGGTTTTCTTTTTATCCTTGGATATTGGAGCCCTGTTTCCGCAAGTTATGCAGGTATGGCTATGCAGATTGGTGGTAATGCTAATTTTAATTTTATATCTGCATATGGCGAACGATTACCGAGACTAGCAGAAAGTATTATCGGTAACGGTTGGTCAGACCGTGGATGGCATCATGTATGTTTTGAATTGCAGTTAGAAGTATTAGACGCAAATACCGATGTGTGTTCGGTTGTAATGTACATCGATGGTTATCCGATTAAAACATGGCATAACACATTCCGCACCGATGCAATAGCTAGAACTGGTGAATGGTTTACAGTTTGTAACACTCATGATACCAATACGAATCCACAATTTTATTTATCTGAATGTGTAATAAGTAAAGGTTTAAAATACGGTGGTAAATTTGATTTACCTAATAATTTTTACAAACAGTACACAACAATAGCAACCGAAATTACTCCGGCAACTCCGGTGCGTAAATTCAACGAATTAGCGATTGTAAACGCTAACGGCACAGATGCACCAATTTACGCTATTGTGATTGAATCTGAAAGCCTTGCAACTCCTATCTGTTTTGCTCAAAGTTATCATGGCTTTATTGCCCGTGATCACAATGACGAGTTAAGAGAGTTTACTCCTAGTGGTATTCAAATCAATTTACCGGAACGCACAAATCAAAGCGGTTCAGCCTTATCTTTTGGTGTAGCAAGTATAAATGGTAAAGTGTTGGAAATTGCAGATACGATAATGACGGGTGCAAATCCATGTTATTTAACGGTATTGGAGTATTTACCTTTTGACACGTCAGCAGAGTACGACAGTGTAACTGCATACAAGCCTTGTTACTCACTAACCTTATTTGTAACATCATGCCAGGTTACACCAAAAGGTGCAACCATAACTGCCGGATGGCATGATACCCTTAATGCCAAATTTCCGTTCAAAAGGTACACGGCAAAACAGTTCAAAGGATTGCGTTATGTCTGTTAATATCGAAAAATATTTGCGTAACATTCATACCCCGAACGGCAGAAAATACCCGTATTTAGATTGCTGGGGGCTAGTATGCTATGTTTACCAAAACGAATTAAGCATCGAACTAGACTCATGCACTGACTGTCAGAAAAACACAATGACAGTCGGGTACGATAAAATGAAAGGTTCATTTATTGAGGTTAAAACACCGCGAGATTTTGATGTAATTTGCTATTTTAAACACTCTGTACTTGTTCATGTGGGTATATACATCTACGGTCATATATTGCATACAGATAGCAAAAAGGGCAGTTGTTTTGAGCCTTATAAATCAAACCCTTGCATAAGAATTTATAGACACGAAAAAATGAGGTTGTTTTATGAGAATTAAAATTTGTAATTGCATTGATAATAATCCGATCAGAGAATTTGATATAGATCAATCAAATTTAACAATTATAGAATTGCTAGAACACTCATTACAGAGATTAAATTTACAAAATCTAAAAGATAATGTAACTGTCTTTTCAGACGGGCAGGAAGTACCGTGTGATTTATGGTCAGTGTTTAAATTGAGCAAAACAAAGTGCCTAAAATTCGTTATCAAACCGCAAGATTTTTTCAGTATTGCAATGATAATCATTGCGCTTGCCGTTGCGGTTTATACAATGTCAATGCTCAAAAAATTAAAGACTGATGATAAGAAACAAGAAAGCGGTTCAAGTATCTATGATCCAAATGCTCAAGGAAACAAGGCGAAATTGGAAGATCCTATACCCGAACAGTTTGGATTGGTTAAAGCATTTCCAGATTACATTTCAGACAAACATTATTTTTATGTAAATAATGTACGTTACATGTCTATGCTATTGTGTCAAGGTGTTGGTTATTATGATTGGTCCTTAGATCAGATGTATATCGGTGCAACTCCTATCAGTTCATACGTAGGAAGTGATATTGATGTTTTGGTAGCAGATCCAAATACTGATATTAGTTCCCATGACGCTCACAGATGTTGGTTTAATTCAACTGAAATTACCATGTCGGGAAAGGAAGTTCCGGCAACTGAGAGCAACTCACGTAAAAGGGGTGAAATTGTATCGGCAACGCTAACATTAAACGGACTAACGGCAACAAGTAACAGTGATTTGCATCTTGCCAGCGGTGACATGATTCGTTTATACAATCTGCAAGGACAAGACAGAACAATCAATTTAACTGAAATTGAGTTAATGCCTAGTTCTGTCAGATGTTATGCTCAATCAATCCCTAGCAATTTAAACCTTGCTTTAGGTTGGAAAGTTGCTCTCACAGTTAGAAACGGTGGTAGTTCTGAAACATATCCGCTAACCTTAATCAATTATGGAACTGATACACAAAAAGGTGATTTCATAGATGTTAATTTTGTTAATTTAACAATTACAGAAAATACATCAGCAACTTTAGTATTGAAAAGTTTTGTTTACAATGACAGTAATTTAGAAAGTACACATGTACTAGACAATGGTTTTTACGAAGTACAAGCCGTTAATGGCACATCATATACACTGTTAGCAAAAGATAAGAACGGTATAACATATCGAACAACTAGCGATTGGGGCGGTTTTTCTGCAAATCGTACAAGTTCCGCAGAGATTGAATTAGTCGAAACGGCAAGTACATTATCAAACGCAAAATCAAATGTAGCCGGATATTACAGAGCGTGTCCGATAGGTGCAACAAGTAGATATTATGAAGTAGATTTTTCATTCCCTAGTGGTTTATATCATTTGAGCGATGAGGGCGATTATGAAAACCGTACTGCAACGATTTTGTTAGAGTGGAAAATTGCCGGAAGTACAGACGCACCGCAGAGCATGACTAAAGTCTATACTAAAAACAGTCCAGACGCTTTTGGTGAAACAATCAGTATAGACGTTGGTAATTCAAACAATGCTTATGAATTTAGGGTTACTAATCTGTCTGAATATACTACCAACAGCCAAGATGTTCAAACTTTTTTATGGAACGGTTTAAAATGTTTAATTTCAGATGATACACATTATCCCGATGTAACCGTAATTGCAATTACCGTTAGGGGAAGCGAAAGCCTTGCAGAATTAAGCGACAATCAAATCAGTACATTATGGACTAGACGTTTAGCAAATCTGAATGACGTTAAAACAACAACATATCAAGATGTAGTCGTTAATGGTTTTGATGCCTTTAATTATTCAGCACCGGAAATGTACGATTTAATCATGGCTAATTCATGGTATCCGGCTTATTGGGAAATTCCAAAAAATTTCATGTGGATAAACAATGAGGGATATTATCGCAGATACATTAAAATGCAGAATTGGAGAGATAACGGAGAGAATGATCAAACAATGGGTTGGTCTCCTTATGGCGCTACATTTTGGTTTACAAATGAACGGCTAATCAATTCCCGTGAAGCAACCATTATTCAATATCAGCAAGTAATCGACAATTTACCCGTAGCCGGAACAATGGATAAAGACGCTTCATATATCAACGATCATAGAGATTATCGTTACCGTTCAGACACAAACACGGCAATAAACGGAAATCTGCAATTTTGGTTTGAAGCAAACAATTATTCAGAACGTACAGATTTAGGCAGAGGTTATAATGGCTTCTGTTTGTGTTTATTTGATAAGTACAATTCAAGTGACGGTGTGGAATATTATGAGTATAGATTGTATGCACCTGTTTACGGCGGTGGAAGCGGTTTAGGCGCTCTCATTAGTTCATATTTGATAGAATCCGCCTTTTTTATCAGTCAAGGCGGTGATAGCGCACATTCAATAAGAATTGAACACACGAGAGCCTATATTAAAGTATGGATAAATCCGCATGAAAATAGAGAAGATGGAAGTCAAGGCGGTAGACTTATCTTTAATGTGACTGCCGATGATTATCCGCAAATCGCTATTCATTTCGGGCAGTATATAGGCTTTATGAAAGGCGGTACGTATGGCGCAAGTGGTTATTTTTGGACTTGGTACATAGGTAAATTGTCAATTCAATATCCAACACAAAAAACAATCACAGTAGCAAACCAATCAGCAACGACCGGAGAAGATAAGGAAATTAACCGTTCATTGTCAGCACCGATAAAGTATATCTGTGAAAATTCAAAGTTTGGTAAGATTTATGATGAACAAAATTTAATGCAGTTAGATCAAATGTGGAATACTGCCGGACTTAATTTTGATTATCGTTTTGACAAATCGACAACGGTATTAGAAGCAATCAAACAATGTATGCAAGTAGGTTATACAGAGCCTATAATCGATGGAAACAAAATCAAAGGCACATACAGAAGTGAAAACGCTTATATAGAGCAGATGTTCACTGCAAACAATATGACCGGAGAGCCGAAAATCACTTACAATTTCATTACACCTACCGACAATGACGAAGCAGATATAACCTATATGAACCCTCAGAATTGGAAGCAAGATGAGGTTTATGTTGATATAGACAAATCGACAAATGAAGCAAGTGTGTACAATTATCAAAATTCACTCAATACTGAAAAGGTTGAAGTATTAGCCGTTACAG